CGGACGAAACAGATCAGGGGAAGGCGCGGCCGCGCTGCGCGCGCTTGATCAGCTCAAGCGTCTGCTGCTCGGGCGGCAGTTCGGTGATGTCGGGCTCGGTCGACAGCCTGCCATCCCCCCCCTTGTCGATGGCACGCAGCACGCCGCGCGGCGGCGCCGGCATCGACTTGGTGAAGTTCTCGACGACACCCGTGAGCGTGCCGACCTGCTTGGCAAGCTCGAGGATCATCGCCCGTTCGGGCGTCTCTGGCGTGTCGGGCGTCTCGGGCGACGCCTCGCCAGCGGCCGCGCCCTTGGCCAGCGCGGCCGCCCTGGGCGGTGCATCCGCCTTCCGCGCCGTGTCGTCCTCGTCGGCACGCTCCAGATCGCCATCGCCTTCCTCGATGTCACCGTCGGCGGCACGCCGCAGCATCTCCGCCGCGACAAGCTGCGCCGCGGCGAGACGATGGATCATGTCGAGCAGGTCGACCGGATCCCCACCATCCGCTCCCGCATCGGCGCCATCATCGGCGCCTGGCTCGGCATCGTCGTCCTCGTCCTCGTCCTCAGGATCAGCCTTGGCGAGATAGCCCTCCGGCAGCGCGCCGGCCTCCTCCATCGCTGCGAGCTCGTCGAGGCCATCGTCGTACAGCGCCTTCGCCAACTGGAGCTTCGCCTCGACCGTCACGAGCCGGTCGGACGCATAGGCGGCGAGATGCTGGGGCAGCTTCGTGCGGACAGTGACCACCGAGCCGTCGAAGCCCTCGACCTTGACCAGCGTGCCAGGCTTCTCGGCCTTCTCGGCCTCGTCGTCCTGCTCGACCGCCTCCTCGACGGTCTCGTCGACCATGTCGCGCAGCACCAGCGCACCATGCTCGACCACGCGCTGCATGCGCTCCTTCACGTCGTCGGAGACCTCCTCCTCGAGGCCGGAATAGCTCACCGGCATGTTGGCATAGGGCATGCGATTGCAGATGCCGTCGACGACGTTGGACAGCGCGCTCAGCGCAGACGCGAAACTCGCGACATGGTTGAGGCCCTTCGCCAGCGGCTCGGGCGGCAGGAAGGTGTCTGCGGCCATCGCCTTGACGAGGTCTTCGCGGAACTCGTCGAACGACTTCCGCAGCAGCGCGTCGCGATCTTCCGCGGCGCTGCCCATGATGTCGACCACGCTGGTCCGCAGCCGGTCGACCTTCTCCGTCACGATCTTGAGCATCAGTGCTCCTTTCTTCCGTCGACCGGCGCGACGGCGCGGTCTGGTCAGGATTGCCACTGAGAAGTCCGCCAGTGGCACGCGGCGCCGGCCGCTTCCGACCAGGTCGGTCGCGGTGAGGCCCTTGAACGGATGCGCTGACTGGGAGAAGCCGCCCGAGGCGACGGCGCCCTCGCTCTTGATCAGCGAGGCGGTCCCAGATAGCGGCGCCAGGCCGAGTGCAGCAGCGCACCGGCCTGCTCGCCAGCGAGCACGCCGGCGGTGCCGCCGAGGATCGTGTTGATCACGGGGCTGGGCGAGATGGGCAGCCTCGAGCCGGCCAGGAATCCGGCGATCGAGCCGCCGATCCGCGCGCCCTCCTCGCTCAGCGGACGGCTCGGCGGATCCCAGGGGCGCGGCGGCTGCAGCCCGAACTTGCGGTAGGCCGCCTGGGCCGTCCGCTCGGCCACGGCCTGTGCGCCGACCGAGCCGAGGATGGCCGCGGCGATCGTGCCACCGAAGCGCAGCACCTTGCCGGCCCGCCCCGCTGCCCTTGCCGGGGCACCCCACGCGGCGGAGCCGCGTGGGGACCCCGACAGCATCCTGTTGGCGATCTCGTAGCCGGCGAGACCGCCGGCGACCTGGCCGACCGCACCACCGAACCGCACCGGCTCGAAATAGGACCGGCCACCGGCCCCGCGCGGCGCGAAACGGCCGCCTTCGGGCGTGCCCTTGGCATGCCGGCGTACCGCGGCCTCGTTCCAGGACTTCGCCAGCGCGATGCGCAGCGCTTCCGCCTTGCCGAGGCGAAGGCCAGCCTCCAGCGCCCTGAGACGCTCCTGCTCGGACATCCGCGCCCAGTCCCTGCCCGCGGCGAGCGCGTTCTCCCTGGTCTGGACCGTGTCCTCGGCGTTCCGTTCAGCCGTCTCACGGCCCATGCCGTGGGTCTGCTGGTAGCGCTGCACCAGCCGGTCGACGAGCTGCTCGCGGCCGAGCGTGTAGACCTCGCCGTGCGCAGGGGACGGTGATGCGCGGCTGCCCTGACGCGCCGCGAAGGTCTGGTAGACCTTGGCCAGATCGGCCGCATCCATGCGATAGGCGCGGCCGACCATGGCGACCGCCCCGGCGAGCTCGGCGGTCTGCTGCTGGTTGATCGGCGCCTTCACCTGACGCACCGTCTCGATCAGCCGATCGGTGTCGACCTCGCCGTTGCGGATGAACCGGTCGCGGCCGCCGAGCGCGCGCAGGAACAGGTCGGCCTTGTTCTTCGCGGTCAGCAGGTCCGACCCGACATTGTTCATGATGCGATTGAGCACACCGTAGAACTGCTTCGGATCGCTCTGCCAGGCCTTCGCCTGCACGGCCTTCTGGATGTCCTTCTCGATCGCCTGTTCGAGCCTGGCGCGCTCCGAACCGTAGGCGCCCGGGTCGTCGTTGAACCGCACTGGCGCCATGTTCGGGAACAGATCCTCCGGCAGCCGGAGCTGCTTGACCTTCTGATTCTGGCGTGCCTCGTGCGCGGCCTTCCTGATCCGCCCGACATCGTCGCCCAGCCCCTCGATGTTCTGCTGCCCCCCGCCCCCGTCGCCGCGATGCCGGCCGCGGTCGCGATTGGCACGCTCGATCTGCAGCTGGAGATCGCTGCCCAGCGCGATGTGCTCGGACTTGCCATCCGGCCCGACATACACGCCCTCCAGCACGCGACGGCTCTTCGTCATCGGGTCGTAGTAGCTGGTGACGAAGAGCCCCTGCTTCGGATCGGCCGGATTGGTGTTGATCAGGTCGGCCTTGATGTCCATCCGCTGCGCGGTCTTGAGCGGATGGCCGAGCGCATCGCGCAGCCCGCCCAGATTGACCAGGCCGGCTTCAGTGGCGCCCACGATGCCCATGCTCTTGAGCACGCCGGCATAGACGAGCGCCCGCGCCTTGTGCTCGCGTGCCCAGTGCGCGGCACCCTTCACGCCCTGCCAGCCCTTCTGGCCCAGCTGCTTGAACGCCGCGTACATGCGCTGCGGCGAGCCCGAGACCATGTCGGCGAGGATCGAGCCCCGCATCCGGCCGGCCAGCCCCTCGCGCATCAGGCGGAAGTCGCGCATCGCGCCCGGCATGGCGCCGGCGATGGTCGGGCCGACCACTTCGCTCATCACGCGGCGCGCGCGCGGGCCGAGGCGGCTCATCAGGTAGGCGTTGTGCGCCTCGATCGACTGCTGCACCGTGCGCTGCATCGCCTCGCCGGCCCGCCCGATCCACTCCCCGGCCGAGATCGTCGCGCCGCCCGAGCGGAGCTGCAGCGGCATCCTGTCCAGCACGTGCTGAACGAACTGCTTCTCGATCGAGGCGATCTGCTCCGGTGTCGGCACCGGATCGAGGTACTTGGCGTGCACCCCGGTCTGGAACTTGCCGCGCTTCGCCGCCAAGAGCTTGGCGAAGGGGTTCTCCACCGGGCCGTCAAACGCCGCGCCACGCCTGGCGGCATCGAGCGAGGCGCGCGCCTGGGCCAGCGCCCCGTCCATGCGGTTGACCTCGTCGACCGCACGCTTGTCGAGGTCGGCAGCAGCAGCACGCAGGCGATCGAACACGGCGGATGGCGTGTCCGCCTTCGGCATCTTGATCGTTGCCTTGGCATCGATCCGCGTCGCGAGCCCCTGCATGCGGTTCACGAACTCGCTGAGATCGTCGGCGGTCAGCGATGCGCGCGAGCCCTCCAGGCCGCGCTGGAAATCGCGCAGCTCGGCACGCAGGGTGGACATGGTCTCCCGCTGACCCTGCGTCCGGGTGAGCGAGTCTTCCAGCGCGGAGATCCGCCCGGCATGCGCTTTCACGCGCCGGTCGATCTCGGCCCTGGCCTTCTTCAGCGCGGCGTCCGCCTGTTCGACGAGCTTCTGCCTTTCGGCCGCGGGGAGCTTGCGACCGATCACCTGCTGGTGCAGCCGGCCGAGCTGGTACTTCGCCCAGTCGGCTGGGCCCGCCGCGGCCGCGGTCTTCCACTCCTTGACCCAGCCCTCCTTGGCCCGCTCAGCGATCTGCTCCGCCAGCTCGTGCAGCGTCCTCGGCTGCTCGTGGCGCGCGAATCTCGGCTTCATCTTGACCGCTGGCACCTCGACGGCATGGGCGCCCGCCTTGGCCTGCATCGCCGGCACGGTCACGCCGCGCTTGGCTTTCTCCGCGGTCCAGCGCGAGATGAAGTCCGCCTCCGCCTTCTTGCGCGCGAGCGTGACGAGCTCCGGCCCCTTGCGGGTGAGACGATCGACCAGCCGCCGCGCTGCGGTGATGTTGCCGCGGCGCACTGCGATGGCGCCGGCGAGCGCGCCGAGGCCAGCACCGATCGCCGCGCCGACCGCCACGTCCTGGCGCCGCTGGCGGATCTGCCCCTGCCCCTTGGGCGCGAAGCGGCCCTTCTCGTCGCGCCAGTACTCGCGTGCGCGCCGCGCGCCCTCGCCGGCAGCCGCCCCCAGCCCTGCACCAGCCGCCGCCCCGGCCACGGCCGCGGTGCCGAGCGCGGCCGGTCCCGCCACCGCCTTCCAGCGTCCGAAGTCGCGCGGCGCCTTCGGCCCGGCCCGCCAGGCCGTGGTGATGCGCCGCGCCAGGCCGACGACCTTCATCAACTCGTCAGGCCGCATCCCCTTCGCGAGCACATCGTTCACCACCTGCTCGTGCTTGCGCACGTAGTGCGGGAACCAGGCGTCCAGGATCGGCCCGACCAATCGGCCGGCTTCGAAGGACAGGTAGGCAGCGGGCAGCGACAACACGAAGGCCCGGCCCGCCGCGGCGCGCGGGCCGTACTTCTTGCGGTGCCGGCGCAGGTGATCCCCTAACTCCTTGGGCAGTGCCAGGAACGGGTAGGCCGCGGCCCTGCCGGCGCCGCGGCCGACCACGTCGGCAATGCGCTCGGCCCTGCCGGAGATGTCCGGCACCCGCATGGAGGTGCCGAACCTCCTGTTCGCCGCCGCGGCCGCGGCCCTGAGCGTGCGCTCGGCAACCGCCACCGGCACGTTCACCGTGCCACGGCCGAGCGTCTGTGCCACCCGCCGCGCGACATAGCCGAGCGCGCGGTCATAGGCGTCCTGGCCGAAGGTGCCGCGCGCGCCGCGGATGCTGCCGCGAATCGCTGTCGCGGCCCCCAGCACGATGGGCAGCGTGGTCTCGAAGCGCCTCTGCGGAATCACGTCGACGGTGTGGGCGTAGTAGGTCGGGTCGCGCTCCTGGCGGTCGCTGTGCTCGCGCGGCGTCAGCGGCGGGTTCCGGAGCCCGTCAGCGCGCGAGCGCGCTGTTGGTGTGGACGGCCCCGCGGCCTTGGGTGCGAAGCGGCCCCTCTCGTCACGGTTGTGCTTGGACTCATCGAACCGGCTCGCCTTGGCAAGCGCATGCGCCAGGAAAGCATCCACCTTCGCCATCGCGCGCGCGGGATCCTCGTCGCGCCAGGCGCGCACGAAGATCTTCTTCAACGTGCCGACGCCGACCTTGTGCGCGGAATCGCCGACCGCCTCGTTGTGGGCGACCGCGCGTGCGCGCAGCTCGCCGAACACGGCGGCGGTGATCGGCACCTTTCTGGTCACGGGGCCCCGGACGGCCTGGTGGCGTCGCGCTTGCGGCGACGCTCAATCAAATACCACGCGCCACCCACCAATCCGGCGCCCGCACCCATACGAGCCCCGCGCCCAAGAATTCGCCTGTTCCTCACCCCGGCAAACGCCGCATCATTCTTGATGCGCAACGCCATTCCAAACGCCCTCTGTGCCGATCGCATTCGCCGCGCTGCGATGTTCTCCATTGCAGCGGTGGGAGCACTGCCGGGTCGCGACGGAACGCCGAGCACGATGCGCCTTGAACGCATCCCGCCTCCACGCTGCGCGGCGTCCTGAAGCCGGGCCGCCTTGGACTGAATGCGCGCGACACGTGTCGAGATCCGTGCGCCGCCACCCGGGATCAGCCCCTGCCGTCCGGCCCAGCGCACTGCCTGTCGCCCCAGGCGCGCGATGCCGGCGCCCCACGCCTTCGCGAGGTAGGCGTCGGTCAGCGAGAACCCGTCCGCCTTCTCGGCGCGCTCGCGACGGCCGGACCCGCCCAGGCCCAGGCCGGCGCCAAAGCCGCCCAAGCCAGCGGCGCCATACAAGGCGTGTCGCGGCAGCAGCCTCCGCATTCCGCCCTTTGCGGCAATCGCGGTCCGCGCGCCAATACCGAAGGGAGTTGGCCTTCTGGCAAGCAGCCACATACCGCCAGCGGTACCGGCACCCAGCGCAGCGCCCCACTGCGCCCACTTGCGGCCGCGCCGGCCGGCGGTGCGCCAGCGGCTCTCCAGCCTGCCGGCCTTCGCCAGCTCGCCATAGCTCCTCGGCGGCGCGAGCTCGGCGTAGCTGCGCGGCGCGCGGCCCTTCAGCACGTGCTCCACCACCGAGCCGTCCGCCTTGTGCAGCTCGGCGATCCGGCAGGTCGGGATGCACGGGCTGTCGACCAGGCTGATCTCGCTCACCTTCGGCGTGTAGCGGGTGAGCTCGCCGTCCTTCCACTTCCGCAGGTACGACCCGCCGACCGAGAAGCCAACATACACACCGTCCAATACCTTCTTCCATTCCTGGTCATCAACGATCTTCGCGACCACATCGATCGCCTTCTGCGCATCGTCGAACGCAATGTCGGTCACCTTGCCGGCGACGAGCTTCGGATTGTGCATGGCACGCAGGTTGCCCTTGGACAGGCCGCCAGTTGCCTGCTCGAAATACGCCGACCACTGCTGGAACGCGGGCTTGGCCGTCTCATAATCCATGATCTCGCCTGACTTGTCCGGCACCTCGTGTCCGGCCCGGCCGATGACGAGGCGCTTCTCCTCGTCGATCTTGGTCAGCGGAACGAAAATCTGCATCGCCGATGCTCCTGGCTCAGGCCGCCTGCTTCTGGCGCCGCCAGCCGATACGCTTCGCGAGCGCCGCCCTCGGATCGGCCGGCCAGGCCGCCTTGCGCACCGCGTCGTGCCACGCCTTGGCATGCGCGCCGATCGATGCATCGACCAGTCCGGCCTCGGCCAGCGCCATGCCGACCCACGACTTCAGCAGCGGATCGTCGCTGCCGAAGAAGTCGTCGAGCCGCGCTTCGACCGTGGCACCGCTCGCCTTGCCGAGCTTGCCGACGAGATCGAGCAGGTCCGCTGCATGCTGCTCGGCCGCCTCGAACACCTCGTCGCGGTCGCTCTCGGCCAGGCGATCGACCATCTTGAACAGGTCGTCGGGCGCGACCTTCACCAGCGCATCGACCAGCTCGGCGGGTCCGAACTCGGCCTTCTCGGTGCCGCCGCGGGCCAGCGCATCGACGCCGAAGTCGCCGTCGTAGTCGTCCTCGGCGTCCTGGACGTTGCCTTGCGGGCAAGCCTCGTCTTTCTTCTTCCTCTTCTTCTTCTTGCCCGCCTCGATGTTGGTCGGCGGATCCTGCGGCTGCGCCTTGTCGTTGTACCTGAGCTCCTGGCGCATGCGCTCATAGTCGGCGCCAGGGTCCTTCTCGCCGGACGCACCCTTCTTCTGCTCGGCCTTCTCCTCGAGCGGATCGACGCCACTCTGATCCGGATAGGGCATCATCCCTTCGCCGGTCATCGCGCGGGCGATCTTGTGCCCCTTCAGCACGGGGCCAAGCTCGGCCAGCGCCACGCCCTTGCGCAGCTCATCCGCGCCGGCCCATTTCTGGATCACGCTCCAGGCAAGCTCGGGCTCGATCTTCTCGAGCTCCGCGCGCTGGATGCCGATCTCGCGCGCGTACTGCTGTGCCTTGTAGAGCAGCGCGCCGCGGTTCCGTTCGTCGGCGGCCGCGAGCACCTTGGCCAGGATCTTCTCGCCGGCCTCCGCCAGACTGGCGACCGTCTCGGTGGTCATTACTGTCACTCCGTTCAGGTTGGTGAAGACACGCCCTGGGCGAGAAACCGGCCGATTGCTGTCGCCTTGGGGACGATCTCGAAGGCCATTGTGCACCGACAGTTGTGCGAGACGATCCCGTCGGCTATATACAGCCGCCCCCTCGTTTCCAGATTGAACACGTCTCCATGGTATCGGAAGCGCCTGAGGCTACGCACTCGAACCAGAAGGTCCTCTGTCGGTTCGATGCCGAGCAATCGGTGAACCGCATCTCCCACGAAACCGGGCTCCAGCGGAGCACAGTCAATCGGCTTCTCCGCGAAAACGGTCGCGCTCCTCGGACACGCAGTGAAGCTGAGGTGCTGAAGTGGAGCCAGATGACGCAGGAACGCCGAGAGGCGCAGGTGCGCGCTGCTCATACCGTCGTCCGCGGCAGCATCAAGGATGCCGACTGGCACGCCCGCCAGGCGAAAGCTCGCGCCGAGATGCTCCACAAGGCGGCTGAATCCGAGCTCGTCTTCGCTGATCTTCTGCGACAGCGCGGACTCGATACCAGCCTCCAGACACCGATCGTTGATCGATACAACGCAGACATCGCCATCGGATGCCTCGCCGTGGAAATCCACGCCGCGCAATACCTTCAGCCCGGCCGGCATGACCATATTGAGCGCACGTTCCGCATCCTCGATGCGGGGTGGCGCATGCTGGTCATCACGACATACCGCACGCCAGTCGGACCTGGATGCGCAGACTACGTGGTCGGCTGGATCGAGGAACTGCGCCGCAACCCACCCGCGCGCAGTCAGTATCGGGTGATTCGGGGTACAGGAGAGCTCCGCGCCATCTACGAGCTCAATGGTGACAGCCTCACCCCGATATTCTCGGCGCGAGGCCGCAACCACATCGACCGCGAATACACGCGCCCCGGGTAGAAGGCAGTTCACCGTCTCCGCGGCCGGCGCGTCCGGGTCGTGCGGCCAGCGCAGCATCGCGCCCGAAGTCGAGGCGAACGGCGCATCGAGGCCGATCACCGCCTGGCCGTCGAGGTGGCGGTGCGTGTCGCGCGTGCGCTCGTCCTTGGTGGCGATCCAGCGCTTGATCACGGTCATGTCCGGCATCTGCGCGAGCTGCATCCGCGCCGCCGCGACATTGCCGTGGTTCACCGCACGCAGCGCCTCGGTGCGCGCAATCGTCCAGGCGCGCAGCGCGATGTAGCGGCGCTGGTAGGCGTCCACCATGCGGTCGATCTGCTCGGCGGAGAGCGGCGCGCCCGTGTCGATGGCACGCTGAAGGGTGCGGTCGAAGCGGCGGTCGCGCAGCGCGCGCTGGAGCGCACGCGGATCGAGCGCCTCGAGCTGGCGCCGGAAGCTGGTGACGTGCCCGGCCTGGAGGGGCGTCAGACCTATCGACTCGCGCACGCGGCGCCCCATCTCCTCGGTCGGCGCGCCAAGATAGGTGCCCTCGGCCAGGGTTTGACGGATCGCTCCGCGCTGCTCGTCGGTGATGTGCCGGATCAGGTCCATCCGGTAGTGGTCGAGATGCCGCTTCACCTCGGGGTTGCGCATCGAGAAGGTGAACGCGACCACACGGCCGCCCTCGCCGGCCTCGACATCGGGGCGGCGCAGCGTCTCGACGAAGGCATCCTCGGCCGGCTTCAGCGCCTCCTGAAGATCCTTCTCGAACTCGATCCTCGGCTTCCACGGGCTCCGGGACCCCATCGCGGCGTGCCGCGATGGGAGCCCGTCATCGCGCGAGCGCGATGGGGTCCCGTCGGAGCGCAGCTCCTCGATCCAGCGCCGGAAGGCACGCGCGAGCCGCACCGCGAGCTCACGCTCGGTCTCGTCCGGCGGCGCCGCCTTCCGCAGCGCGTCATCGGGCTCCGCACGCGCGCCACGCCAGGCAGCGACGCCAGCGCCGACCAGCCCGCCAAGGGCGGCGTAGCGGCCGGCGCGGCGCCAGCCGGCGCGCCAGGATTCGCGCGAGGCCGCACCGATCCGGCGGGCAAGCTCGCTTTCCAGGGCCCGGCGCCGCGCCCGGTAGACAGCCTCGGCCGCCCGCTGCGCGCCGGCGACCAGACGCTCACGGCGCTCGCCCAGGAGCTTCTTCTCCTGGCCGATCAGCGCCGCGATGAACTTCCTCGTCGTGCCCGCACGCGAAGCGCCGCCGCGATAGGTGCTCTTCACGTGGCCAGCGACCCTGGTGCCGTCGCTGCGCCTGGTCGGCGCCACATAGGTGCGGCCACGACGCCTGCGTTCCTCCAGCCGCTTGATCGACGCCCTGACCTCGCCGAGCTCACGCTCGATCGAGCGGGCCCGATTGCTCTCTCGTGCCGTCAGCGCGCGCCGCTCGAACCCATCCCTATCGAGATAGTGCGACAGGTTCAGCTCCAGCCGCTTGCGCTGCCGGCCGAGCCGGTCGAGCGCGTAGTCGATGACGAGCTCGTTCTTCGCCGAGCCGATCACCGGCGGCGGCGGCCGAGCCGGCGCGCCATGCAGCACGTCGAGGATGCGCGCGCTCGACTTCGGGGGCGTGGCACGGCCACGCGTCTTCACCGCACGGTCGATCTGTGCCAGCCGCGCATCCAGCCGCGCCCTGCTCGACTGACGCAGAGCGTCGAGTTCCTTGGCCGTCTCCGCACCCATCACGCCCGCGAAGTTCAGCATCCGCCGGCGCTGGCCCACGATCTCGGCGCCCAGCCCGAGCGCCCCGCCGGCGACCACGCCGGCCGCAGCACCCTCTGCCGTCCGGCGCGCCCGGTCCCAGCGCGCCCGGGCCGCATCACGACGCTGGCGACGCTCGGCCTCAGACAGTGGCGTGCCTGGGGTGCGCTTGCCGAGCCGCTCGCGCAGCCGTTCCAGCGTGCGCCGCTCGATCTGGTGCGCGCGCTGCACAGAGACCCCATGCCGGGCCGCCGTCTCGCGCAGCGGCCTGTCTGCCATCCGGTCGAGGAAGATGCCGCGGTCACGCGCCGGCATTCGTCTGAGCTCGCGCTCGACCAGCCAGCGCTGCTGCGTCCGCCAGACGCGCATCTCCGGCGTGTCGCCAGGATCCGGCAGGTCGAAGCCGGCATCCTCGTCGCTCTCGACGCGGAACCGCTGATCGAACGCACCGAGCCGGGCATCCATGCGCTGCACCGAAGCCGGCCTGACCTTCAGGTCGCGGGCGATCTCGCGCGCCTGGTCGGCATCAACCGGGCCGAGAATGCCGCGCCGGGCCTTCTCGCCACGCAGCCGCCAGAAGAGCTTGCGGTCCTCCTTGTTGGAGCCGAGCCGGGTGGTCCCGCTCTGTCGCTGCACCAGCTCGCCGAGCGTGGCACGGATCCAGTTGCTCGCGTGGGTTGCGAAGCGCGCGCCCTTCTCGGGGTCGAAAGTGCGTCGTGCATGCACGAGCCCTTCGAACGCGGCGGCCTCGATCTCGTCACGTCCCAGGCCATAGCCGGCGTAGCTCCGCGCCAGCCCCCGGGCAAGCGGCATGTGGAACTCGACCAGCGCATCACCCGCATTCCGGCTGCCCTGGCGCCACGCGGCGACGAGCGCCTTCTCCTCACGCTCGCTGAGAAGCTTGCGCGTATGGCCACGCCAGCGCGCGCGCGCCGCCTCGCGACGCTGGCGACGCTCGGCCTCGGACAGCGGCGTGCCGGGCGTCCGCTTCAGCAGGATCACGGCCGCTCGCGCGCCATCAGCGCGCCGAGGCCGGCACCGGCGAGCGAGCCTGCCAGCATGGCACGCCCGCTTGGGCCGCGCGCCATGCGCCGCACCGGACCGCCCGGCCCGATGGGCTGCACCAGGCGGAGGTCGCGCTTCGCGCGCATCCCCGAGAGCCAGGAGGCGATCGCCTTCCGGCCAGCGCCGATGTTGACCAGCGTGTTGCGCACCACGCGCAGCGGCCGCGACAGATCGGGCCGGCGCACATTGAGCCGCTGCTTCAGGCGGGCGCCGGCGCGCCACACGCGCATTCCCTGGCCGCGGGTCTCCGGCGCGCGGTTGCGAAGCCGCTGCGACAGGCCCATGCCGGCGTACATGCCGGCCGCTCCGCCCAAGAGAGCCCCTTCGCCGTACAGCCGCTCCCGCTTGGCCAGCGCGAGGGCGCGGCGCCGCAACGCCGCGGTGATCGGGTGGACGGGCCGCTCGACCTTGCGCAGCACCGCGAGACCGGCCTGGTCGATCTTCAGGTACCGGCGCAGGTAGCGTGTGGTGTCGCCGGCGCTGCGCCGGGGCGCATAGCGATCACGGAGCGCGCCGATGATCGTCGCCGCGCCGCCGAGGTCGAGCCCGAAGCCGGCCACGCCGCCGGCGGCGGCCGCCGTCCTGGTCCGGCCGAGCCGCCGGCCGAGCATCACGCCGGCGGTCGTGAAGGGCGACAGCGCCACCAGCCCCACGCGCAGTCCCAGGCGGCCGGGCCGGGCCTTCGCCGCGGCACGGCCGGCACGCCAGGCGGCACGCCCGGTGCGCCAGAGCGAGCGGATGCCGCGCCCGGCCGCCATGGCAGCCGGCAGCAGCTTCTCCAGGTCTTCGGGCCGCTCGACCTTGATGAAGACCTGGTTGTCGCGCATGCGGTAGCGGGTGTGGCCGGTCTCCTTGCCGTGCTTGCGCTGCACGTAGAGATGACCGAATTCCTCGCGGAACGGCCCCCACTTCCCCTTCAGCCCATGCTCTGGGCTGTTCAGCTCGGAGAACACCCGACGCGAGGTGTAGAGCATGAACCGCCGCAGCGGCCGGAACGCACGCCTGGTCTCGGGGGCGAGCTCGAAGTCGTAGTCGATCAGCCCGGCCTTGTGCATCGCCATGGCGGCGGCGTGGTTGTAGGCGCGCTGCGCGACGCGGCGATCGACGGATGGCGGGATCGCGCCGGTCTCGTAGCCGCGATCGACCGCAGGCTGACGCGTCTGCGCCAGCACCCTGGCGGTCGCCTCGGCGATCTCGCGCATCTTCGGGTAGCGCATCGCCTCGAGGAACTCGGAGCGCGGCACGGTCGGCACGCCCATGATCGGGTCCCGGAGCCCGATGTTGCGGGCGATCTGACGATTGCCGGCCTCATCGTAGGACTCGAGCCAGCGCGGCCCCTTGCGCTTGATCTGCTTCGGCGGGGGCAGATCGGGTCCGCCCTCCTTGTACGCCTGCGGCACATGGAGGCGGACAGCGAGCCGCTTGTACGGCGAGACCGATGTGCCGAGCTCGGCCGTGCGGGTGTCGAAGATCCGGCCCGACTGCACCAGGCCGGAGGACCGCCTCGGCTCACGGACGCGCGCGGCCTGGTGGAAGGAGGGCGTCGTCTCGGCGGCATGGTGGTGGTTGCGCCAGCGCGCGCGCGCCGCCGCGCGACGCTGCTCGCGCTCCCTCTCCGTCAGCGGACGGCCGGGCTCGCGCTTCAGCATCTCTGCATGGGCAGTCACCGGCCGCACAGGCTTCTCAGGCAGCTCCCGCCGGCGCGCCTCGGCGAGCGCGATCGCGATCGCCTGGCGCCGGTCGGTCACCTTCTTGCCGGAGCGCCCCATCTTCAGCGTGCCGGCCTTGAACTCGCGCATCACGGTCGCGATCTTCGCGCGCCGGTCGCGCTCGAGCCTGGTCTTGCGTCGTGCCGTCAGCGCCCCGCCGGCGACCATGCCGGCCGCAGCGCCCTCTGCCGTCCGGCGCGCCCGGTCCCAGCGCGCCCGCGCTGCCTCGCGACGCTGCCGGAGCTCAGCCTCAGATAGCGGCGTGCCAGGAGTGCGCTTCTGCATCTCTGACCCGGCGAGCGTGATCGCGATCGCCTGGCGCCAGTCGCGCTCGAGCCCAGCCTTGCGTCGTGCCTTCATCGGGGCCTCGCCAATTGCTTCAGTGTGCGCTCGGCGCCGCGCAGCGTGTCGGCGACCTGGGTGATCGGCCGCCTCGCCGGCAGGGTGGGAGCGACCGGCACGGCCTGCGCCTCGGCCTGAGCGTCTGCCACTCCCTCCTGGTAGCCGGTGTCGTAGGCGTCGTTGGGCTCCCATCGCGGCGAGACCGGCTGCTGCGCCGCCGGCGCGGCGAGGCCGACCGCATCAAGAATGGCCGGATCGACGCCCGCGAGCAGCCCTTCGATCTGCTGCGCCAGATCGCCGCCACCCAGGGCTCCGGGACCCGACGCGGCCGGCATGGCGCCAGGCGGCAGCTCGCCGCCCGCCATGCCCTGGCCCATCATGCCCTGCGGCATGGTCAGGCCGAGCTTCCTGACACGCACCAGATCGGAGACGAACATGAAACCCAGCGGTCCGACGCCGAAGACGATCGGTTCGTCCAGTCCGACCGGATCCTCGCCGGCCTCGATCAGGCACTTGTCGAGCGACTTGAAGCCGGTGCGGAACGCCATGGCATTCTGCCGGAGCTTCTCCTCCGGCTTCAGCTTCAGGTAGTTGTCCCAGACGACTTCCAGGTCGCGGCACCCGAACCAGCGGCCGATGATGTCGTCGAGGATGGCCTTGAACCACGCCATCATCGGCTCAAGGCCTTCCTGCAGGGCGCTCTCGTAGGCCGTCTCGGCCACTGACCGATTGATCATCTTCACGAACGGCAGCGGCGGCAGCGACAGCGCGTAGCAGACGACGCGCGCGAGCCACTCGTCGAACTGATCGACCAGCATCCCGTCATTGCGGGTCGGCTGGTATGTCGTGCCCGCGGGCACGAACTTCACCTTGCGCCGCATCGCCGGGTTCTCGAGCATCGCGTTCCAGCGATCCTCGAACATCCTGATCTGCTCGGGCGTCCAAGTCTCTGGCACGCCGATCAGCCCGTCCGGGACATTGCCTTCCGTGAAGTGGTGCAGTTGGCCGAGCTGCCGGCGCAGGCCGATGTTCACCGTGGCAATGATCTGCTCGACCGGAGAGTTGCCACACCATGCCGGCTTGCCGTTCCGCCGCACGTAAACCACGCCGTTCGGCACGGTCACGCAGTGGATAGTGCCGCTGTAGTGCTCGGCCGCGGCCTTGACGGACATGCCGCGGCTGTATCGAACCGAGACAGTGTAGCTGTC